CTTAATTAAGTATTTATTGCTCTCTAATCTAGTAATTGTTGCCATACTGGTTAAATCCTTTCGTCTTACAGAATAAAAAGTAATAATACATATTACATTTATGCAAGGTATATTTTTGTAAAAAAACCCTTTGCATTTATATAGTAATTGTAATAAAATGTGAAACCAAAACAGGGATATATATTAATGGGAAGACCTAAAATAAACACACCAATCCAACCTCAACTAAAAATTAATGAAGTTTTAAAGAGGCCGAATGTGCAGCGGACATTATATTGGTTGTCTAAGCAAACTGACATCAATCACACGTTATTACACCAGATTGTAAATGGAAAGCGTAGATTGCAGGACTACCAAGCTGATAAGATTTTTCACACACTACAAAGATTTAATATAGACGTAACACGCGAAGAGGTCTTTATTTGATCTGTAGCAAATTAGATTATAACTTATAAAATGAGGTACTCCACATACCATGAGTCAAGTCAAGCTAATCAAGAATAATAGTTTTAGTAAAAAAGAATTTCTTTCCTACATAGGGTCATTAGGGGCAACCTTTCGTCATACAAGGCCTTCTGACCCTATGTCATCTGATGCATTCGACATCTACACACAATCAGAAATACATAAATATCACATTATTACCGAAGTATGTAGAAAACTTGATACAATGAACATAAAATATGAGGTAATAGATTGAAGCATTTATTGTGGTATTTAAGAGAGTATTGCATAGAAATTATAATTTTAACAATGCTAATAGCAGTTTTAATTAACAATAGGAGTATAATATGGCCGTAAATAAAAAAACAGGTACAATGAAAAACCCTGTAAAGATGGGCGCACAAATGATTAAAGGTTTAAAGGTTAAGTGGTCACACTTAGCAAAGCCTGATCTAGAGTATAACTCTGGACATAGTGTTACCGTAGAAATGAACGATGAACTAAAAAAACTGCATAAAGAAATGCAGGCACAGACTGGCGTTAAACATATAAATGGCTTAAGTGAATACGAAGGAGTAGAAACTGCTAAGTTTTCTACAAAAGTATATGTAAACGAAGGTGTTGAAAAGTTCCCTAGTATTTTTGATACAGATGGTCAAAAGACAATGGATATACCTTTTGGTGGTGACGTAGTGAATCTTGTGTTTAAACCTAGAGAATGGGATAAGCCTAAGAAATCAATTAGTTGCTATTTGCAAGAAATACAGGTGGTTGAAAAGAACGGTGGTGAGTCAGTTACATTTGCAAAGGTACAAGATAAGTCTAATGAGGTAACGTTTAGTGAACAAAAAGATGAAGAAGCTCTACCGTTCTAAACTAGACGGTAAAGATAAGTTACATATTCAAAAACTACAACAGAAGTGGGATGATGAAGTGAATAGTAAAGCAAAAGGTACAGGGTACGAGAACGAACTTGTAAAGAAGCTACAGGATGCTGGCTTTAAGAATGTTAAAAGAGCCTGGGGGTCGGATGGGCGTAGCTTTGGGGAAGCGCCTGATGTCGATATCAAAGCGGATGATATTTTAGTGCAAGCTAAAAGACGTAAGTCGATCCCTAAATGGCTCTCTTTAGGTAATTGTGATGCGGTCATGTTTCGAGAAGACAGGGGTATCACATTTGTATGTATGACTTTTGATGATTGGGTAGAATGTTTGAAAAATGTCCGCTTGTAGAAAACAGACAATGTGCTTATGCAGGATATGATAAAGAGCGAAGATTACGCTGTGGTTTTGCCACACATCCAAATTTGGTTTCGGATTTAAAGGTATGTGGTCTGAAACTAAAGAAGGCGAGAAAGAGAAAAAGACGATAAACTTAGTTTGGCAAAAACTGGTTGACTTTCTCGCCTATGTTTTAACAGAAGTGTGCGATACGATCCTTTCGTTCTTACCTCGAGCAACACATAGCAAAAATGTGTCGCGCACTTCTAATAAATGTCAACATGAAAAGCTTATCCATCTATTCGATGGTTACGACTATCGAACGGATATATGGGAATGTGAAAGTTGCGGAATAGATATACAAGAGGAGTTTTAACTAATGATGATTAAATGGTTTTTTATATATCTATATCGTTACTTCAAAGACGGTCGCAGCGATAAGCAAAAAGAGAACGTGGATTGGCTTTTAAGGGTTAACGGAAATAAAACATTATTAAGAATATGGAGATATTTAAATGGCTGATAAAACATTAGAAAAAATTAAGATTACGGAAAAGATGGAAAATGAATATCCTGTAATGACAAAAAGATTTAAACAGCTACAGCGAGAGCAGTACGAATTGTTCTGTAGAAAACAGCACGATTACGGTAGTGGTAATATTTCTGTAGGTACGAACCTGGAAACAGCAGAAGAAGTGCATATGTCACTATCTGGTATATGGTTTCGTATGAACGATAAAATAGAACGAGCAAAGAACCTTATTATGCGGAAGGGTAGTTCTGCCGTTGAAGATGAGCCTTTAGAAGATGCGTTCTTAGATTTAAGCAATTATGGTATTATGGCCACACTTGTAAAAGAACAAATCTGGGGGAGATAATGTGGAGAAAATTCAACCCTAAAAAACGCGGAAACTTTACTGGTATATATGCTTTATACCAAGACCATAATCTTGTATACATTGGTTACACAACAAATGTCTACAGTCGATTAAGAAAGCACGAGATAAGTTATGACCTGGCAAAATATAAACAGGTTGATGACCACAATATAGCGAAAGCTCTGGAAGAAAAACTTATTAAGAGGCTTACTCCAACTTTTAACAAAGATTTTATAAAGCCTGATGTAGAAACAAAGGCATTTTCCTGTCAATTAGAGCTTGACGTATGGAAAGCATTAAAGATTAAACACGCGATCAAAGACAAACCTGTTGCGGACATTGTGAATGAGGCATTGCGTGAACAACTAAAAAGGTGGGTGGAAATTGGAAACCAAGCTAGTTAGATACTATCAAGTTATAGAGGTCTATAAGAAATTAATTAAAAGAAAAACAGAAGAAGGAAAGGATAGTATGCGACTTAAAAAACGGTTGCTTGCTATAATGGTACATGGCAAAAACAAAAGCACATACAGCGTATAAGTTAAAAGACGGCTCTAGGGCAAAAGGGGTTACAACCATTCTAAATAACTTAGGGTGGAATAAGAATATACTAGTGGCCTGGGCCAGGAGAACTGCACTAGCAGGAGAAGACCCAGAGGCAGTATTAAAAGAGGCAGGCACGATCGGTACATTGGCGCATTATTTATGCGAAAGTCATATTAAAGGTGAAAAGCCTGAGATGTCTGATTATTCTGCGGAGCAAATAGAAAAAGCTGAGAATGCTTTTTTAGGATACCTTGAGTGGGAGAAGATGACTAAGCCAAAGTATGAAGCGATTGAGCTTAAGATGGTATCGGAAAAGTATAGAGTAGGTGGTACTGCGGACTTTATAGCCAGGATAAATGGCACATTGGTTTTGGGAGATTTTAAGACGAGCAAGGGTATCTATCCAGAAATGACGGCTCAACTCGCAGCCTATCGGAAGATGTACCTGGAATTACAGCCTAAAGCGAAGATTGAGTCGGCTATGATACTCAAGCTTGATAAGAACTCTGGTGCATTCTCGCATCACTTTGTAGGGAAATCACAGCTTGACTGGGGATGGAGAGTGTTTAAGTGTTGTATGGAGCTTGATAAATTACAGAAGGAGATATAATGAAAGAAAAAAGATACATTACTTTAAATAAGCAGTTAAAAAACTGGAAAACTAAAAACTCATATCACGATATTTTAAAATTTCAAATGATTTACAGAAATAAAAGCGCTCACATAACTCAAGAAACACATGATTTAAAAATAGAATCTGCACTTAAAGTTTATAATGATTTTCCTGGGGTTAGGTTTTATGGCTTTCATAATTCCGCAAAAGAATTTGGAGTTAAAAACTACTATTTTGATGCAGAAGATTATGATAGTGACTGTGGTATTCCTGATGGGTATTTGTTTTCAGAGGATTATGGTATATTTATAATTGAGATAGAAAATACATCAAGAGTAACTAAAGAAAGATTACAAAACTATTCTTGGTGGTGGACTAAGTTTGATAATATTGATTATACGCCTATATATATAATGGAGTTTAATAGGTTTGGCGTATATCAGCGAGATCTTTTAAGAGAGTCTGGTTTTGATAGGCCTTCTGATGAGATATTAAGAGAAGCTTGCGATAGATTGAAGAAGGAAATATAATGAAAGACGAAAGCACTTGCTGTAATGCACCTATAATTTTGACTGACATATGCTCAGATTGTAAAGAGCATTGTGATAAGGAGAACTAATGTGGATCATACCCAAGAACTTACCCACCTATCTCTATGTACAGGATACGAAGGGATTGGTAGAGGACTCAGAAGAATTTTTCCAAATGTCAGAGAAATCGCTTATGTGGAGATCGAAGCCTTCGCAATCGCAAACTTGGTCGCGAAGATGGAAGAGGATGTCATACATCCGACACCTGTCTATACGGACCTTAAAACTTTCCCATTCGCAGAGTTTCGTGGAGTCGTGGACTTCCTTAGTGCAGGATTTCCATGTCAACCTTTCTCTGCCGCTGGTCGCAGAGCTTCCACAGAAGATCCTCGACATTTATATCCCTACATCGCTAGAGGAATCACAGAGTGCAGACCAACTTATGTTATTCTTGAAAATGTCGAAGGGATTATCAGTAGTAAAACAGCCGATGGCGAGTCGGTACTCAAGTATGTCCTCGGAGATTTGGAAGAAAGAGGTTATAAAACAGCGTGGACTTTGGTCTCAGCGAGTGAAGTTGGCGCTCCACACCAGCGGAAGAGAGTTTTTATCTTGGCCCACAGCGAGACTAAGTGATGGTGAGGGTGGTAGAATTGAAACCGTTCTTAATAAAACTGGATTTAAAAGCAAAAGAAAAGCATCTAATCAATTTTTTGGTGCAAAATTAAGGGATGCAGTAGAGACTTATGAGAATTGGCCTACAGCAGATGCGACCAATATTAGCGATGGAGTACCCTGGGAAATATCTGGAAAACAGCTTGAGGAAAGAAGAGCTAGAGTTAAAAAGGCGGTCAAAGAGGGAAAAACTAAAGCTGGGAGTGGCAGATCGGTCAATTTGGCGATGGCGGTACAGAGGGAAATGTCTTGGTCTACACCAAACACAATGGATCACTTACCACCAAAAGAAAGAGAGGCAATGGAAAGAATTTATGAAACGCATAGGAAAGGAGAAAAATCATGTCTAAAAATTGGCCTGCAAGACCAAAACAAGAGCAATATAGATGGGAAGAACCAAGAGTCGTGGGGAACACCGAAAGAACAAGACAGTCGAGCGGCAATGAGCGACAGGAAAAAAAGCAACTTAGGAGAACAGGCTCAGAACAAGACCGGAAAAAAGCTCAATCCGAATTGGGTGGAACAATTGATGGGTCTACCAGTAGGGTGGACTCAACTACCAACCGAGTGGACAGATTGAGATTGTTAGGAAATGGCGTAGTGCCGCAGATGTGTGAACGCGCGTTGCGAATACTATTGAGGGATGTTCATGCCAAATAAGGAAGCCAAGAATCGTAAGCGTTTAAAACGCAAAAAGACGTTAGAGATAAAGCAATATAAAGCACAAAAAAGAAGAGAAAGAAAAGATGCCAAAAAAGATTAAAAAAGCACTACAGCAAGACGATTGGAAGAGATGGAAGCGTAAATGGCCGTACAAAAGCATAGAGGATCCAAAGTATATACGCGAGAAAAAAGCTACATTGATTAAAAACGGCAATGGGTGGTGGTACGATAAAGGATATAGAAGGTCTTTAGTTGAACAGTATAGTTAACACTCTAAATAAATGCTTAATAGATAATAAAGAGGTCTATGTGTAATAATTGATTTAGGGCTAGACAGAAAAGATTGTTTAATAGTTAATTAGTTATCTAAACAAAAAACCGTCTAGCCTTAATTCAACTAAGAGGAATATGTATGATAGATAATGTGTTTAATTTATTTGAAAGCTATGTAAAAAACATAAGAAAGGCTAGTAAGCCTGGTAATTGGGTAGGCCTATGTCCTTTTCACGAAGAGAAAACACCAAGCTTTTATTTTGATGAAGAGGGGCTATATAATTGTTTTGGCTGCAATACGAAGGGAAATGCGATAACTTTTGCAAAAGCGTTCGGAGAAGAGGCTCTAGAATTGCCCAAAATAGAGAGATCTAAACGTAAGGTGAAGGAATGGTCACCTCCAAAACCGCTAGATCCTCATAGATGGTTTGATGTATTAAATCAGGCCGTTGACAATTTACTGTTTAATTACGATGATATTGTAGGTGATTTTCCCTGGGATAAGCGTATTGTTAAGAAATTATACATAGGTTACGATGAAGGTACGTTCTTGTTTCCATATTTTAACCATGAGGGGCGCTTGGTCAACATAAAATGGCACAAAAAGAAACAGGTGACTGGTCACGCGACTACATATATCTATCCGATGTGGCATATGCTCCGAAAATATAGAGGTGACAAGACATTGTATATTGTTGAAGGTGAAAAAGATTGTGTTTCTATGATTTCTAGTGGCAAACAGGCGATATCTTTTAGCAATGGAGCCAATTGCACCCCTGCGGATGAGTTATTGGGTATGGTTACAAGTAAATTTAGCGATATTTCGGTTATTTTTGATGATGATGAGGCAGGAAAGAAAGCGGAAGCTAAGATGATTGAGTATGGTAATGCCAAAGTTTAGAAAATCAGATATAGAATTGCAGAATGGGGAAGATTTGACCGATTTTTTACAGCGTAATGGTAAAATTACCGATGAAAAGGTAGTCAAGAACGGCACAAGTGTATTGCAGGGTATGGATATATGGGATACTCCAAGCCGAGATGTAGAGTGGGCGGTTAAGGATATGATTCCGATGCGTAAAAAGACAGTAGCTGTTGGTGATTTCGAGGCAGGGAAGAGCTATTTGTACCTGGGGGCAGCCTTATCTATTGCAGGAGGGAAGACTGGGTATATCGGATTTGAGATACCAAAGATGCGTAAAGTGTTGTATGTGGATCTAGAGAATGGTATCGATGAAACACTTGGCAGGATACGGAAGTTAACTGTTGGGCATCAGATTGATAAGTTAAAAGCATCAGATAATCTAACGCTTATTACGAAGCCAGGTGATTTTGAAGAGGTATTTCCGCTTATAGAGACACAAGTTTTAGTGCAAAAGCCAGATGTGATAATTATAGACAACCTCTATCAGCTTTCTGGCGCAAGTAATATATCGGATGCAGATAAGATAAAGCCGTTGTTGACTAAGATAGAGAGATTAAAGGAAAAGAGCGATGCTGCGCTAGTGGTGATACATCATTTTAACAAGAATACACAAGACCAGGGGGTTGCTGAAGAGAGAATGGCAGGGTCAAGTGTGCTTAATTGGTGGTATGAGCATTGTTTGCTTTTGTGTAAGACAAATCAAGACTTTAGTTTACTTGCGATAGGCAAGAGTCGTATGGGTTCTAAGAATCCTGGAGTCTATGGTATAGAGATAAACGATCAACCACAAGGTGGTGTAGCGGTAGAGTGCGGTGGCCTGGTTTCTAGTGATAAGATCAAGGGTCTGGTCATTCCAGAGCCTCGCAAGACAAAGTGGGAGCATCACTTGAGTAGAATGGCGGATGATTTTGAGACACATGAGTGGTTAAATGTCTGTGGGGATACTCAGGATGACAAAGTGTCTGATGGTACAGCGCATAGGTGGTTAGGGGAGATGGCAGCGGTTGGAATAGTTAAAAAATTGTCTCATGGTAGGTATAAAAAGACCAAAATGACCTTTTATGAGACAGATTAGGCCTGGGGGGAGGGTATGAGAGTTTTGATAGTTTTGATAGTTTCAAGCCTCCAAACTCTCAATACTCTCAATACTAACGCACCCTCACTCCCTATTTTCTACCTTTTTAGTAGAATTTTTGGGGAAAACCCTCATTCAAACTCACATTCAAACTATCATTACCCTTACCCTGTAGATATAAATATAAAAATACCCTATGTCAGATAATATAGAAGACCCTTTAAGCAGTATTATAGATAAGTTAGATCTGAAGTTGACTGACCCTTTGTCAGATGATATAAAAGAGTATCTAAGTGATAAGTATCATCATAATCAATGCAACTTAGGTAGGCCAGAGTTAGACTATTATTGTATGTTAGCTTATAAAGATGAGGATGGTAAACTCTTATGTGGTGCTATCTTAAATTGGTCAAAACATCTTCAGGTAGAGGGGCTGCGTAAGTGTTTCTTGCTTATGAAGTATGAGCATAAGTTGGCTGAAGCGAATCGTAGGCGCAAGGGTAACTTTACAGGTCCTAAACACAAGAAGCTTAATAGATAGTTACCCTTTCGATCTTATTATAAGATTTCTAAGCCTCACTCTCTTTTACAATATCCATATAGCAACCTGGAATATCATCGATACTAATTTTATTATTTTCCAAGTCTCCAATAATATTGTAAATATTCAAAGCTTCTTGCTCTAAAGCTTCTATGATTTTTGTTTTTTCGTTTATTATCATAGCTGCACCTCGCTTTCTTTTATTAACTCAACTCGTTCGTTGTCGTATAAAGTCCAATCCACTTGATCACTACCCTCATCGCATTTATCCCAGGCGCTTATGCCTTTCATTACAGCCGAATTTTCAATATAATAACATCTACCCTTTATAGTGATATATAAAGAATCTTCTGATGTTATATTGACAATTACCCCCCTATGTTTTATTGTTTTACTCATTTTATTACCCTTTCGTTATTAATATAAAAATCAATTATTACCCTTTATAGAATAATATAAAAATCAATTATTACCCTTTGTAGAATAATATAAAAATCAATTATTACCCTTTGTAGAATAATATAAAAAATTAAACCTGGTTTTGGTTAATTTTAACTTTTGAACGTCTTTTAATTTCGTTCTCGCATTGCCTTCTAAATGATATAGAATATTTTTTAATACCATATATGACAATTACAAGTTGTAAGCCGTTAAGCTGCGCAACGGTTTTATTCATAAATCAACCTCTTTAAATGTTAAAAAATATTAACATAAAAATCCATACGCTCATGATAAATACAAGCGTAATAAATTCTTTAAATAATCTAAATTTATTCATTTTCTAACCTGTTATTTAATGGATTAAAATATTTGACTGTCTTCAGTATTTGCGACCAATTCGCTCCACTTTTAGCGCTTATTTTATAACGGCCGTCACTTTGCTTAGATACTTTAAAGTCGCTTAATTTTTGTCCAAAAAAACGCATTGTATCATCGCTAAAAAAATAAGGTGCTGTTTTAAGTGTTCTCTCTTTTATTTCTTGTATAGTCATTTTTAGATTCCTTTCGTTTTAACCTAAGACACTTCAACAGATCCGTTGAAGTGTTTCGTTCTTCTAAACTCTTTAGTTAGGGTTTAATGAATTATAAGACCTACATTTTTCGTTGAATTATACCACCTGGTTGCATATAAATCGAATTCTGAGCTGTCCGTATAATTAGCTTTTTTCAATGCCTCAAGGCTCTCAAATATTTTTGCGTGCCTGTCCGTTTTTTGGTCAACGAATTTATTTTGCTTACCACTATCCGAAAATATAAAATCAAAATTAATTGGAATTGATTTTAAATTCTTAATCATGGTTATGTTATTAGTGTAGGAATAGAATTTAACATCAGGATTATCTTGAGCAATTTGAAACCATTTTAAAAGATATTGTTTGCTGTAATAGTCGCCTGAATCGTGCACCCTGATATATTCGGCCTTCTTGTCTTTTATATCCTTATTCATAGCCTCAACAAAGTCATTTTTTAAAGTGGCTTTAAGTTTTAATTCCATCCACTTAGACGCCATTTTGTACATACCTTTTTGAGCATAACAAAATTTAATACAGGCGTCCGCCATTGGACAAGTTACCATACCACTTTTAGATTTATAGGCAGGAATTGAAAAATTATACAGGCGTACATTAAAATGTTTACCTGTCTTTTTTATCTTGCTGTTTTGTGTCAATAAGTTCATTATTTACCTCTCTTTTCAAATGACAACTCAGAGCGCAGCTTACACGCTTCTAATATAGCGCTAACATCCTCTAATATACTTTCGTCTGTGTAGTCATTGCCCGTTGCATAAATTTCAGATGTTAAAAATTCCTCAATTAATTGTAGCGAGTGGTATTGTTCATGTGTTATGGTAATTGATTTATTCATTTTAGATTTCCTTTCGTTTTAACCTAAGACCCTCTACAGATCTGTAGAGGGTTTCGTTCTTTCGAACTCTTCAGTTAGGATTTTTTAACTTCAATCCATTTTTTAATTAAGCCGTTTAAAGTTTCCGAAAGCTCATAGTCATCAAATTCTATTTGGCCTGCCTCTTTCATTTCGTCTTCAAATCCATTCTCATAAATACAGCCGTTAATATGGTCTCTAATTTCGGCTAAAGCGTTACATTCTTTTTTGCTAATTTTAATTTTTCTACTCATTTTAATTTCTTTCCTTTATTTTTTTAATTAGTTTATAATCATCATCCTCAAAAACTATATGCTCTTCAATCTTATGAATTAGAAAATATTCAGTAGGTAATTGATTCTTTTTATTAACTTCTGTCCAATATTCTCTTTCAAGCTTTAAAGACTTTTTAGTTCTTTTAAATGGATTTTCTTTAGTCTTTAATCCATAAGCCGTTAGCGTGTATTTACCGTCCTTATTTTTTTTAATTCTAGGCTTATCGCATTTATAACTTGATGCCCCAAACTTTAATAGAACTAAATTAGTATTTCCGTAACCTTGATAGTCTGTTCTAGTCCTCCACTTATCATTCTTAAATTCTTTAGTGATTTCATAAAACCCTTTATTGTTAAGCTTAACAGATTTTAAAAGCCTATTCATATCTGAATATTTTAACGGCTCTTTCTCTAGCCAATTCATTAAAAAAGTATATTTATTTTTATGTTTCATAGTATTTCCTTCTATTTGTTTGCTTGTCATGGTTATATAATACACAATAATTATATTAAATGCAATACTTTATATTACATTAACTATCAATAACACCTTATATATATATATTTTTTGAGTGCGTCCAATCAAACACACTAAGCCGAGAAAAGCTATTTACGATTTTTACGATTGAATTTGCGTATTATCTACCGATTATATATTTTTGCCTCAATGGTATGCGAACAAATGAATCTATTTAAATCAAAACCTGGTTTTTTATCGTGAATAAAGCCGAGCCACAAGGACAGTTTTTTGCTTGCGACATACATCGCGTCTAAAATTTTTTTTTATTTTTAAGCACCAACATATGTTACAATAATGGACTGGCCAATAATCACCGAAGCTGACTACGAAAGACTCATCGAATCCATCGATCTCGGTGACGAGTTCTTTCGCAAACTAGCGATCTTCCGCTCTGGACTCATCGAGCCACATATGAGGCATTGGCAACTCTCGGCTCACGAGGCCTACGATAAACTATCCGAGCGTGAACTTCAGGTCTTCAAGATGCGCTTAAAATCACACAGCTTCCCACTCATAGCAGAAAACCTGGAAATATCTGAATCATCAGCTAAAACCTACTGGCGCAGAGCCATACGCAAGTGTTGGGTTCTATTTGATGTAGTCTAATCTGTAGTTTTTGAAAGACTATAGGAATCTTATGGACAAAAAGAAAAAACTAGGCAGACCCAAGCTAAACATCGATGCTGAAAAAGTAGAGATGCTCTCAAGCTTTGGTTGTTCTACGGTAGAAATAGCAAAGCTTCATAATTGCGATGAGCAAACCATTCGCACACGCTTCAAGCCAGAGATACAACGCGGTAGAGAAAGCATGAAGATCAAGCTACGTCAGCTTCAATGGAAGACTGCCGAGCAAGGCTCAAACGCAATGTTGATATTTTTAGGGAAACAATATTTAGGTCAAAGTGATCGTAATGAACTAGAACTAGTAGGCAATCTTGAGGGATTACTCAAAGAGTGTGGCTACGAAGATTCACCCATTGAAAAGAAAAGTATTAAACAAACAGAAGCTCTGGAAAGCCCTAGAATACTCGCCTAGCCCTAATCAACTTTCCGTACATAATTCGACAGCACGCTTTCGAGTGAACGTACAGGGAAGAAGGTCAGGCAAAAGCTATAGTGCTGCTAAAGAAATCTTGCCCTACATCCTTACTCCGAATACGAGAACCTGGATAGTTGGCCCAACGCTTGATTTAGCAGACAAGATTATGCGAGAGGTCAAGATAGACATCATCACAAAGCTCAGACTTCCGATCGCATACAAGAAAGAGATTAGCGGTGCAGTACACTATATGAAGCTAGCTGGTCTAAACAGCGAAGTATCGGTCAAGTCAGCAGACAGACCTGAGTCATTAGTTGGTGATGGTATAGACCACTTAGTAGTAGAAGAAGCAGCAAAGATAAGGAAAATCGTATGGGAGCAGTATCTCAGACCAACACTAGCCGACAAGCAAGGCTGGGCGCTCTTTACAACAACACCAGAAGGATACAACTGGGTATATGATTTATGGCAACGCGGAAAGTCGGAAGAATTTCCAGACTGGGATTCCTGGCAACACCCAAGCTGGGAGTCTCCATTTTTCAAAGATGACATTGAAGAGCTAAAGAAGACACTTACATATGAAACATGGCAACAAGAGTTCGGAGCGCAATTCACCAGCTTTTCAGGGAGGGTTTTTCCGTTTGATCGCACCATACACATCCAAAAACTCAAGTATAACCCAGATCTTCCAACCTATGTGGGTATCGACTTTGGATACCGCACAAGTGCAGCAGGATTTTTTCAGGTCGAACAACATCCAAGTAAAGATAAAATTTATCTCATAGATGAAGTGTGGGAAGAGAATATCAAGACCGAAGACTTTGCAGATAAGATTAAAGCAAAAAGATACCCTATTATCCGTTATTTCGGTGATCCAGCAGGAGGAGGAGTACAAGCGCAGAGTGGAATTGGAGACATAGAGATTTTTAGGAAGAAAGGCATTAACGTTGAATACAGAAGAGATAAGGTCTCACGCAACATTCCAAACGGTATTAGTCATATGCGTACTTGGTTTGAGGATGCTTCTGGAAATACCCATTTTTACGCAGACTCCAGAGCAGAAAAGTTTATATCTAGCTTTGAGAACTACCGCTATCCAGAGAAGAAGAAAGACCAAAGACTTAAAGAAGAACCTCTAAAAGATGGACTCAATGATCACGCCTGTGATGCCAGTAGATATTTCTGGTGTAATCTTTTTCCAATTAAAAGTAGAACCGCAGGAACGGTAGATTGGTAAATAAATGATAATACAAGATCTTTCAGAACAACTAATAATAGATAGTCTAGCAGATTATCTAAGCAACATAGAGACAAGGCGCACTAAAGAGCGTGAATACCTTCTAGATTTCTACGAAGGCTTTAATATCGAGGAATATGTAGGAGAATACTTTGGCTCAGAAAGCCTCCAGCAAGTTCCAACGTACACGCAGAACCTAACGCGCAGAGTATGCAAGGCCAGAGGACAAGCCTACAAAAGACCTCCACGCATAAGTGCAGACCCTAGATACAATGAACTTGCAGACCTACAAGGTCTTAATTCTAAGCGTAGGCAATTAGAGCAGACTACATTTTTGCTAGGAACGATGGCTTACCGCAGTTTATGGAACGAGAAGAAAAATAGAGTAGAGTATGAACTACTTCCATTCTTTGAACCGTTATTCTTACCAGGAGAGAAAGAGCCGTTTGGCGTTATTTATGCTATTGAAAACGAAGGAATGTCTAAGCTTGCAAATCAAGAGTATATTGTATGGACAGCAGACAGGGATGGTATGCCTGGTAAACACTTCGGTATTGATGCACATGGTGACAAGTATTCGTTTAATGAAGGGGATGTCAACCCCTACGGAATTTTACCAGTATCCTTCTGCCATCGCTACTCTCCAATTCGAGACTTTTGGGTTGGGGATGCTAGTGATGTCGTAAATGCTGACCTAGCACTTTCAGTAGCAGCTATGGAAATATCGTTGTGCATCAGGCTTGGTGCTATCGGTGTCAAGTTCGTAACAGGTGTAGATGATCGCTCACGCATTTCTATGGGTGTAGATAAGATTTTATATCTTCCAGAAGGCGCTAACTTTGGTGTCACAGGCCCAAGTGCTAGTATCGATGATTTAATTAAAGGTGCTAAGTATCTTGTAGAGACTACTCTAAACAATAATCAGTTAAGAGTAAAGTTCATTGATTCTCATGGTAACGCAGAATCAGCAGAAGCTTTGAGAGTACAAGAGATTGACAACTACTCAGAGGTACAAGCCAATATCGAAGACACTTGGAGAGCATGGGAACACAATCGGTATGACATAGACCGCAGAATTATTGAAGTGCAGACAGGTCAGAAACTAAGTGCAGACTATCTAGTAGATTTTGAAGAGCCACAGATTCTATCACCGTCAGAAGAACGCGAGATGTTTACCTGGTTGTTCCAGAACAAACTTGCTACGCGCAAGTCATATCTTATGCTAAAGAATCCAGATATGCTACCAGAGGATGCTGAAAAGCTACTCGAAGAAGTAGATGACTCAGAAGGATCAGGGAATAGGCTTTTAGATAGACTGCAAAGCTAATGCCTTTAGACAGTACGATCGACCAAGCGGTCGCAGACTTTGAGTCTAGACTTACCGAGGCTCAAAATCAATTCACAGAAGATGTAGAAAATTTAAGGGAGCAGGGGCTATCCACAGAAGAGATACTGATTATTATAGGCGGTATCTCTATGGTCGATTACTGGCTAATTGACCTTCAGATGCAACAAGCGGTCAATAGACTAATGATGTCATTCGACACATTACTTGACGATGCAGTATTCTTTGGTCAAGTATCAGAACCACAACTAGTAGCACTTCGCAGGATGCAACAAGCATCTATCTTGCGTTATGCGAATGACATCGGAGAAAGGGTCAGGCTATCTTTAGTGCAAGGCGTTCTACAGAAGATGCCTCAAAAAGACATTAGAGCAATGCTACTGCGAGATCTATCGATCAAACCGTATCAAGTAGACACGATTATTACTACTTCAATGGCTACTTACTCTAGGTCGCTTACGCTTTTACAGTTAGAGGACAATCCAGAGCAACGCCTGATTTATCAAGGCCCAATGGATTCTAAGACTAGACCTGTCTGTATACGGATGTTAAAAGAGAATGGGTTGACACAATCTCTAGTAGAATCTAAATATCCAGGCGCTTTACGAGATGGCGGTGGTTTTAATTGTAGGCATCAATGGGTCGCTTTGTCACCTAAAACGCAAAATAGAGACATACAGCAAAAAGCTAAAGTAGCTTATCAAGGTATGCAGGATAAGGCAAAGAAGAAAGGCAGGGCATTTAAAGTGCCAAAAACATTAGAAGAGTATTACGGATGATTAATTTTCAAAAAGCATTTAAGTTTGGCAGACCATTTTTTGAGAGTGTTGGTCGCACAGTTTTAAAATTACATAAAAGAAGAATCTTTAATGAAGGGCGAAATCCAGCAATGAAGCCCTTTGCTCCTTATACCGAAGCCTATAGAAAACGTAAAATGGCTGGTAAGGCTGCTAAAAATCAAGTAAGTAGAAGCGGTAAGCCTGATTTAACCTTAACAGGAAGAATGAAAAAAGCTTTTAATTATATAAAGTCTTCTTCACATGGATTTGAATATGGAATTATTGAACCAGATATGGCGGAACGTATGGAATTTCAAGGCCCTAAGAAAAAGAAGAGAGCTAGAGTAAGATTTGTATCAACTAAACTAAATCCTTTACCCATAAATGAACAAAAGCTTATTGCCAGAGAAATGGAAAATGAGCTTATTAAGAATTTCAAAAAAGAAATTCGCAAAAACGGCATGGGTTATAAGGTATACACCATATAGGAGAAATTATGGAAACGGACTCTAAAGTAGTCGCTCAGGAAGAGCAACCTGTAGAACAAGGCAATGTTCAAGAAAGTACCGACAGCAGCGCTGATGTTGGACAACTTATCGCAGATGCGAAAAAATACAGACACCAGCGCCAGGAAGCTGAAGCAAAGGTAAAGGAATTGCAAGGTCAACTCGATGAAAAAGATGAAGTAGAGATGCAGAAGAACAACGAGTGGCAGGACTTAGCTACCAAGTACAAGTCTGAACGAGACGAGTACAAATCTCAGGCAGAAGAAGGCGCACAGATTAAAGAATCTGTACGAAAAGACCTTCTGAATCAGCTATCTGACGAAGATAAAGAGTTTGCGATAGATCTGGATACTTCAAAACTCCAGAAATTCGTAACTCGATCATTTAATCAGAAAGTTAAAACGAATGAATCGTACTCTACACCAATGCCAGACCGCTCTGTCAATCCGTTCGCGGAAATGAACAAAGACGAGAGGCAAAGGAATTGGAATAAGGTTCTTTCAAATTACGCTAAAAAATAGCGTGGAAAGTAGATAACCACTATGGCATTATCAGAAAATTTTGCTGGCGCATCGGTTACCACTACCACCGCTGCTAATTTTATACCTGAAATTTGGACTGATGGAATAAAAGCATATTTAGAACGCAATCTTGTGTTCGAACAATGTGTTGATACTTCCCTCAATGGCCTTGTTAAAGGTAATAAAGGTGATACATATCATATCCCTAAATTAGCAGAGGTTAGTGATGCCGCTAAAGCAGCAGAAACACTCGTAACTTACGCAGCTTCAACCCATGCAAAGGCCGATCTTACGATTGACCAGCATCGTTACGCTGCAAAACTCGTTGAAGACATAGCATCTGTACAATCAATCCCAGGTCTTTTTGAAAAAGAAGTATCAGGTATGGCGTACGCGCTTGCTAAGACTTATGATGCATTTATTGAATCAAAAGTTGAAGCAGCAACTACAAATAGTACAGCTCTAGCAGCAGACAACACAATCACAGCAGCAGAAATCAGAGGCGGAATGAAGACTTTGATGGAAGCTGATGTAGACACGAATGAGTGTCACTTTGTTGTTTCTCCTGCATTGTATACTGCAATGCTCGGAATCAGCGATTTCGTAGATGCTTCTAAAATGGGCGCAGGCCCATCTGGATTGAAGAATGGTCAAATAGGAATGCTTTACGGTATGCCTGTTCTCCACTCAACAGTCATGGGAGCTGCAACTGGAACTGGTACCGAAGTTGGATACATTTTTCATCCTTCAGCCGTTTCCGCAGCTAGACAATTAGAGCCAAGAGTACAGAGCGAATATTCTGTAGACTTCTTGGGTACTAAAGTCGTAGCTGATATGCTTTACGGAGCAGTCACAGTTTTTGAGGGTAGAATCCAAGAGTTCAAGAATCCTTAATCACTAATAGGAGTTATATGGGGGCTTTCATTAGCCCCCATTCCTTTTTTAAATCCAGGGTAATATATAAATGGCTACAAATCTAAAAGGCATAAATCTAAAAGGCTTAACATCAAGACAAAAAAGCCAAATGCAGAGGCATAAAACGCATCACACTAAAAGGCATTTATCAAAAATGGCTACAGTAATGCGTAAAGGCAAAACTTTCGCACAGAGCCATAGGATTGCACAAAGAGCCGTAGGTAGATAATGGCTATAAATTATAGAGGTGTAAAATTCTCTGGTTACAATAAACCAAAAAGAACACCAGCGCACAAAACAAAAAGTCACGCAGTTCTAGCAAAGTCAGGGTCTAAAGTAAAATTGATTCGCTTTGGACAGCAAGGCGTTAAGGGTGCTGGTAAGAATCCAAGATCAAAAGCACAAAAAGCAAGGCGTAAATCATTTTTAGCTAGACATCGTAAGAACATAGCTAAAGGCAAGATGAGCGCAGCATATTGGGCTGCAAAGGTTAAATGGTAATGTTTAGAACTTTCGATTATGAATGCAGTAAATGCGAAGACATCTTTGAGATAATGACTAAAGTAGATGAAACTGCTACTTGTAAATGTGGCAACGTGAATTTAAAAAAACTTATGAGTGGGCCTTTATTTAAACTTAAAGGTGGCGGTTGGCCTGGAAAAGAGTTCAAAGCACAATCTGACTGCAAGCGAATGGCTAACGGTCAAAAGATATAGATGTAGTCTAATTCCCATTTAATTGAAGTCTATTAACAGGGGAACATAAATGGCTAATTATAATTCAGATTATACTGGCGCTCAAATTGACAGCGCAGTATCCAGAGCAAATTCAAGCGATGTGACCGCAGGAACGGTTGCAGCTAGTAAAGCTGTTGTTGTCGATTCTAACAAAGATATCACAGGATTTCGGCACATTGTCGCTTCTGGCACAGTCACAGCAGCAAACGTATCACTTACTGGCAACGTAGATCTAGGAGATGCTTCTGGAGATACGGTCACCATAACAGGGTCAATTGATTCAAACTTAATTCCAGCAGCAGATGACACCTACGACATTGGTTCGTCTAGCTATGCTTGGCAAGATCTCTTCTTAGAAGGAGACATAAATTTTTCAGATGGAGCGCAAATAGACGTAGCTAGTGGTGATTTTACACTAGACGTAGCAGGAGATATAGAATTTAACGCAGATGGCGGAGACTTTAGTTTTAAAGATGATTCGTCTACTTTAGCTACAATTAGTAGCTCTGGCGTAGTAACAGGCACAATGACCATTACTTCAGCTAGTATTACAGATAGTAGTGGCTCTATTTCGTTTGGTAACGAAAACCTTACCACTAGCGGAACTATACAATACGGCAGTATTTCTGACGGATCTATAACCATCACAGCTTTTGTAGATGAAGATGGTATGGACTCTAACTCTGCCACACTCGTACCTACACAACAATCAGTTAAGGCCTATGTAGATGCCCAAGTAACAGCCCAAGATTTAGACTTCCAGGGTGACTCAGGTGGTGCATTAAACATTGACTTAGATTCAGAAACACTAACTATAGCTGGTGGAGAAGGAATTGATACCTCTGGTTCCTCTAACACAATAACGATTGCTGGTGAAGATGCGACTACATCTAATAAAGGTATCGCATCATTTAGCTCAGATAATTTCTCAGTAAGCTCTGGAGCTGTAACAATTAAAGACGATGGTGTGATTCTTGCCACCGAAACTACTGGAGACTATGTACAGAATATTACTGGGGGAACTGGTATTGATTCAACTGGTGCAACTTCTGGTGAGAATATAGCACATACTTTATCAGTAGATTTAAACGAACTCACAACCGAAACAAGCATAGCAGATGCAGACTTTATTGCTATGGTGGATGCTACGGATGATGCCTCTGGTAAAATAACTTTTGAAAACTTAGAAGATGCAATATTTGCTTCTGTATCTGGTGATATAGCAATAGCAGAAGATGGAACTGCAACTATTCAAGCTAATAGTGTTGCGATGGCTACCGATACTACTGGTGATTTTGTAAACAGCATAACGGCTGGAACTGGCTTAACATCTACTGGAGCAACAAGTGGTGAGAATATTTCTCACTCATTAAGTGTTGATGCAGCTCAAACTCAGATAACAAGCGTTGGAACTTTAAATGCTGGAGCAATAAGCTCTGGATTTGGTGCGATTGATATTGGATCAAGCAACTTTACAACAACTGGAACGATTGATATATCTGGAGGAACTTTAACTTTAGCAGATAATCAAATATCTGGAAACAAAGTAGAAGGTGGCACGATAGCAGCTGTTACAATCTCAGCTTTAACTACTGCTGGAATATCTGCTTCAACAGATTTAGATATTGGCTCTCATGGATTTAGAGCTTCAACATTAACAGCCGATTCACAGACTTCTGGCAGAGTAGCAATCTATGGTACAAATGGTTTATTAACAGAAGATTCTGATTTAAGTTTTTCTGGATCAACTCTATCAGCTACAAATGTAAATATTAGTGGAACATTAACTACAACAGGAACTGTTCAAGAAGTTTCTACAACAAATCTTAACGTAGAAGATCCATTAATCCTTTTAAATAAATACGATTCACAACCTAGCAATAACGCATTCGATGCTGGTATTGTAATTAAAAGAGGTTCTAGTGATTCAACCCCAGCAAATGTCGCTTTTATATTTGATGAATCTGCTAATCAGTTTGCATTAATTGATACGGATGAAGATGGCACAACTGCTGGAAATGTTACTATAACAGATTATGAAAATTTAAGAATCGGTGCTTTAACGGCAGATGATGCTTCTACATTTACGAGCACAATCTCAGCAGCAACAGGATCTACGATTGGCAACCTTACTTTAGCCAACGGATCAATAACAGACTCATCTGGAGCAATAAGTTTTGGTAATGAGAATTTATCAACCTCTGGAACACTAGGGGCTGGAGCAATTACTGGTACAAGTTTTGTTATTGGTTCTGCTAATATAAATGAAGCTGAGCTTGAGATTATAGATGGGGGAACAATAACAACGTCTGAATTAAATATTTTAGATGGAGATACATCTGCAACCTCAACAACTGTAGCCGATGCTGATCGTGTAGTGATGAACGACAACGGAACAATGGTTCAAGTGGCTGTTACAGACCTGTCAGCGTACTTTGATGACGAGATTACTGCAATGCCTAACCTAGCTTCAGTCGGAACATTAACTGCCCTTCAGGTGGATAATATTAACATCAATGGTAATACTATTATTTCTTCAGATACCAATGGGCATATTAATCTTACACCAAATGGTAGTGGAGAAGTAAATATCTCTAAAGTAGATATTGACTCTGGAACAATAGATGGTACAACAATAGCTACCTCGGATGTTACTGTAGGTTCAGGAAAAACGTTAGATGTATCAGGTGGTACATTGACTTTAGCAGATGACCAAATTCCAATGGCAAAGACTGCCATAGTAGCAGGAACTGGAATATCCCTTTCAACTAATACACTAAATG